CTTCAAAACAGTCTGGCTTAATAGACTTTACTAACCTTTGTGCACCACCATCTAATTGGAATATAGAATAGATGTTGTTATTCTTTATCTGTTCAAGAATTTTTTCGTCTTCAAGATTAATGTAGAGAATATCGTTTGAGATATCTTTGCCTGTATTAGATTTGATTTCATCTATCGCCGTCTGTATAATTGACAACGAAGACAAACCTAAAATATCAAGCTTTAACAAACCTAAGTCACTAAGTTCTTTATATGAACCATCAGCCTCTCTAAATGCTGTTACAACTGTCTGTGCTGCCCTTGTAACTGGTATATGATTCCATATTGGAGTAGGTGTTATTACAATACCTCCGGCGTGTGTACCTATCTGTCTTGTACAACCCATTAATTTATTGGCATAGTAGATGATTTCATGATTGTCTCTTATCCAATCTCTAACAACTACGTCCGACGTTGTCTTCTGCATATTGTCAAAGTATTCTTCTAAGTCACCTTCGAAGGCATCTAACTCTGCAATCTTATTAATGTGTGTCATTAACACTGATTGGAATCCTGTGTCTTTACCTAATCCTCTTGCCGCATCTTTTAAAGCAATCTTACCTCTGTAGATTGAATGTGTACCCACACCTATTACACAATCCTTACCATATTTCTCTTGTAGGAAATTATACACAAACTCTTTTCCACCTACGCTAAAGTCAGAGTCAATATCCGGTTTTGCTGTACGCTGTGGATTTAAGAAACGTTCAAAGTATAAACCATGTTTAACTGGGTCTACTTGACATATTTCTGTTGTATATGCAAGAAGTGAACCCGCTGCTGAGTTATGTACAATAACACCTTCTATATTATATGAATGGTCTTCTGTATTAACTTCTAAGTCATAAACTGGTCCTTTGTAATTAAAATATTTTTTACTTTTTAGTTTCATAATCCTTTTGTTTGATGCCTTTATTCCAAGGTGTTTTACCTAAACGTTTTTCTCTTAATTTATTTTTAAATTCTATAAATCTTTTATTGCCTTCTACCTCACCATATTTTTTTACAAAGATACTTAGTTTGCTTTTACCTTTAGTTCTTTTACTAACTTCAAAGCCAATTTTTATTTTAACTTCTGGATTATTTTTGTAAAAATTCTTAACAGCTTCTGAATTTTTTTTCTTCATAAATTCAGTTCCAGGATGTGTACCATTTTTTAATTTAGTTTGATTTTGTTTATTTTTAAAACTCTCAAAATTATCTAATTTATTTTTTTCATTTAATTTTCTTGCAGCTATAATTGCTGTTTTAGATGTAAATCCAACGCATTTTTTACCGTTAGCAATGCTTCTTTTTACTCCTTCTGAAATTTTCTTTTTTACTTCTATTAATTGTTCTGGTGCCAAATTTTTATAATTATCTCCGCCATCACCACCTATTTGTATATTATAACCTATGTTTCTATCTCTTGAATTTAGTTTATCAATCCAGTAAATTTCTCTTTCACTCATATGTTCTAAAGAATTACAGACTTCAATTATTTCTTTTTTAAAATTCTCTTTACCATATTTCTTTATAGCATATAATAAAAGTTTACCGCTACCTAAATACCAATTATTGTTATTTTTATTTTTACCAATATAGAATTTCCCATTAATTAAGTTTGTTGTTTTATAAATTACCATCGTTGTGCTGGAGGTTTTCTGTTAGCTCCATACTTAAATATACAACATCATCTTTTTCATTAATTTCGTCTGCTTCTATCCAACCCCTATTATTAGTAAAAAACTTATGGTCTTTTGTACATTTAATTTTAATATTATTTTCAAATTCTAATTCTATTAATTCTTCATCTACATCATAAATAAAAATATTTTTAACTTCTGTTGTATTATAAAAATTATTTTTAATAATGTCACCTTGTTGAATATCTTTTATCTCTTTTAATGAATTATCAGGTAATAATATTCTCATTTCTGGAGTAAAACAACCCCTACCAGGTCCAACACGGTATCCAGCTTTCAAAGTCTCTTTAATTAAGTCTTGGTATATTAGGAAGTAATCTTCATAACCCTTGTCTTTAATTACTTGCAACTCTAGATTTAAACGGTCTGTATATTCTTGTATCTTAGCCTTAGGAAATTTCTCACCACGACTCTTACGTTCAACAATTCTATTATACAATCCTTCTTCAGCTAAACCTTTAAGTTCTTCGTAGGAACTATCTTTTATTAGAGTATATTTTGGATACCTGTCTGTCTTTGTATCAAATTCAAAATTGATTCTATCAAGAAGTGCTAATGAATTATCAAGACATTGTGTAAGGAATTGTTCGCAGTGATTATATCCCCACTCTTTATTCATTCTAAATATCCATTCACTGTCGTGGAAGTATAAATGTCTTGCGTGTATAAAAGATTCAGCACCACTATCATTACCACGTGCTACGTTAATAACAATATCTTGCAGGCGGTCATCGCCTTGTTCTACATAGTGGACGTCACCTCCAATAAGAACTGGAACATCATACTTGTTACATAATTCAATTATCTTATTATTTGTTTCTTTCTGGTCTACTCCAAATTTTGATTTATCATAGATTTCATTAAACTGAATCTCGCCATAGAATCTATCACCAAATACTTGTAGGTATTTCTTAAACCATTCTTCACACTCTCTTTGTTTACCCGCTGCAAGTAATTGATTTACAATATTGACCATACATCCCGTTGTAACTATCAATCCGTCGTTATAATGAAACAACTCATCAAAGGTTACTCTTGGCTTATAATAATATCCTTCTGTATTAGCAAGGTAATGTAAACGGTTATAGTTAACGTATCCATTTTGATTCTGTATAAAAACAGATTGGTGACAGTCTTTATTTTCTACTTCCCTCTTTGCTTGTGGTACTCTAAGTTCTTTATCTAGCACCGTATAGAATTCACATCCTACAATAGGCTTAAGACCTTTTGCTTTAAGTTCTCGGTAGAATTGGAATGTACCACAGGCAGACCCATGGTCCGTTAAGGCCATGCCTGGATGCTCATGTTCTTTAAGCTTCTTAATGTAGTCTTTAAACTTAGAAGTCCCGTCTAACAAAGAATATGAAGAATGAGCATGGACTTCAACAAATGGACGTTTGTAGATTATTGGTGATTGTGATTGTGGGCTACAAACCGAGCATTGGCATTTCATATTCTATTATATTTAATACAAACATACAAAGAATGAGTCTGAAATCAAAAATTTATAACAATAATCTTCTTAAAGAATGGGATTTAGGTGTAGAGTATAATGTTACTGGCGCCGATGGACAGAAATTATTTAATGAAGAACAAGAAATGTTACAAGAATCTGTAGCACAGACTGAATTTCAGAAACTTAAGAATCAATACGATTGGTATGATATTGACGACTTCGTAGACGACACAAAATTAAAAGGTAAAGACTTATATGATTGCCTAATGCTTATGGCAGAGGAAGAAATGTTATTTGATAAAACAGAGTATGGAAATTATCACGATGCTGATAAACCTAGACGTGGTGAAGTAACACCTTCGGAAATTAAATTCAATTATAAATATCTACTTAAACAGGACTAAACTTGTATATGAGCTAAAGGGCCTTTATTATCTGCTTCTCTAGAACGATTATCATCTCTCATAGAAGAGATTGTATCTAATTTTAGAACCCACATAGAACCTTGAACAAATCCTAACCATCTGTGTGCCTTTTCAAGATGTCTTGTTTCTACAAACTCTATAATCTGGTCACACATCCATACTAAATGGTTTAAAGAACCCGCTACTTCGTTTTCTCTTCTAGGCTCGGCGTTTAATTTAGATTTGTATTTTTCACAAACCTCAATAATTTGGCTATTTGTCATATCCGTATTTTTTAATTAGATTAGTCTTCTCTTTAATAGGGTTATAATTTGTCTTTCTAGAAAGTATCTCACAATATTCTTCGGCCTCTTTAATTGAACAATGATATTCTTTACATAGACATTTAATGTAAGTATCTGTAAGTGGGTCTTTATCCTTCTTTAATTTCTTGATGTAAGATACATTTAAACGCATCTTAGGAAGAATTGTATAGAACATACCCCATATCTGTTCTTTAGACAATTCGCCGGACATAGTATATTTTGCTATGTAATTAATGATGTCAACTATCTGGTGGTCATAGGAAAGAAATTTTGTAATCATGAATGGATTAAAATCCTTCTTCTCTTTCTCTGTAAGGCTATCCCACTTTGTCTTCTTTGTAGTCAAGAGCGTAATATAATCAAAAGGCGATAGTGACTTCGCCTTTTCAATTTTTACTTTCTCTGTTTTTACTTTGGGTATTCCAAATAGTTCTTGTAAATCCATGACACTAAATTAGTTTTTCTAATTCACATAACATAGACACAAATGGAATTTCTTTATCAACTACAAATGCCGACTTATATTGCCAGTCACCTATAACTATAATAGCCTCAATACGGTTAGCTTCTGGGAATTTTTCTGATTGCCTATACAAATGTTGGAATAGAGTTGTGAAGTCTTTAATGTTAGCATCCACTATCTGCTCTCTCAATTTATCTATCTTCCCAATGCCTTTTAATGTTTTGTCAAATAGAGTATCGGAAATAATTGTAAGGTAGTTATTCGTCTTAAGCTTCTTGTCAAGAATCAATTTATCATCCCTACATTGATTTTCCATGTGGTTGATACATTGTCTAATGTCTGGGAAGTTTAATTTTACAATCTTTACAACATCACCGGCATCAAACTCTACCTTTTCTTCTTTCAATATTCTAATAAGCATTTCACCTACTTTCTTCTCTGACAAAGGTTTGATATGGAATAATTCACATCTTGATTGAAGTGGTTCAATAATACGTTCGATATGATTAACTGTAAAGATAAAACGTGTCTGCTTAATGTAAGCTTCCATTAAAGATTTTAAAGCATCTTGTGCTTGTGGTGTTAAACGACAAGCCTCATCGAAGATAACTACTTTCATTTCTTTAAATGAAGATGTAGACGCAAAGGTTTTTACTCTATCGCGAATTACATCAATACCATTCTCGTCTGAACCATTAATAAACAGTACGTCTGCGTCAATGGCCTTCGTAATAATATGAGCAAGAGATGTTTTACCAGTACCTGCTGTACCATATAGAAGAATATTCTTTACGTTATTGTCTTTGATAAATTTCTTTATCTTATCGATAACTTCTGTGTTACCAATGTATTCGTCTATTGTCTTTGGTCTATATTTTTCTGACCACGGTAGGAATGCCATATTCTATTATGCTTTTTTACCAAGTAAGTAATATTCGTTCTTGAATGCTGCACTTGCAAATGATATCTTTAACATACCTTGTGCAAGAACTTCTATTTTACCTGGGATATTTTTGTTGGCTGTTAATATGTCACGAAGTATATTAGCATCAAAAATAAGTGGGTCTATGGCGCCTAATTTCGTAACAGCAACAGGTATAACGATATTGTTTACGTTGTTTGAACTGTAATTGATTACAATCTCAATGCCTGTTTGTTTTTTGTCTACCCTGATACCGAATTCAATAGCCTCAGCAAGTGCCGACTTAGAACGAAGATATTCATTAATGAAAGAGTCTGTTAAGTCAAACTCAATATCGTAATTAACTTTCTTTGTCATCTTCTTAGGTTCATCTAACAAAGTAGAATCGGCAAGTGTAAAGTTAATTGTCTTTGTAGAGTCTATTAACTCAATGTTCTTTATCTCATCACCTACAACTGTTTGGCCTATGATATACTTAATATCAATCTGGTCGTCCAAGGCGGTAAATAATTTAAGAATCTTTGAAGTTGATTCAAATAGGTTTAATTCGCCGTCTGGCAAATCAATGTCGTTTAGGATTATAGTACCCAAGACATTAAGAGATGCATCTCCACCTTGGAAGTTACATTTCATTACATTGTCTTTGATATTAATTTTAGCTGTTTCGGTTCTACCTGCTAGGTAATACTTCTCAATGAAACTCGAGAGTAGAGATTTTGATATCATGTCTTTTATTTGTTTTATTTGTTATTCAACTGTTTTAGCTACTTCTTCTATTACAGGATAGTCTTCGAAAGAAAAAGATATTGATGTTTCAGTTTTGCTTTGATTTACACTAATGTATTCAAGTTTGTCGCCAGGTATTTTAATTCCAGCTAATTTTAAACCTTTAGCAATCTTCTTTTTAAGAGATGCTATAAATTTGTCGTCGTTTGCTTCGGCATTCTTATTGATATTAATTTGAACCGAATAGATTTGATTTTCCATTGAATTTTGTTGTATTTGATTATTAATAATACAAATGTATGTATTTTTTTACAATTTTACTACATCTTCATAGATAAAAGTGAAATCTATTTCGTTTTCTTCGTCATCTGCTACATCAATTATTGATTCTTGGGACTTTAATTGCAGGTTTTTAAAACGATAGCCCAGAAGTTCTGTATAAACATCTTCTTTAGGCTGGTCGATTGATTGCTTTAACCAATCATGTAAGACTGTAGCTACTGCTTGTGCTTGCTCATCCATTGTTTCTTGAATTATTTGTGTGTGATAAAATAAAATCTGTTCGTTCTTTAATCGACGTCCTAGGTACTTCTATTACTGAATAACCTACTCTACCATAACCTTCTACTAATAAATCGTATATTTTACAAGCCTCGTCAAAGGTCTCAAGCCTTACTTCATCTTGTTTGTAAATTTCTTTCCACGGTGGGAACATAAATACTCTATCGTATCTGTGTTCGTTACACTTATCTATTAAATACATTGGGACCTTCAGACCATACATTGTACGATATGCTATTTCGTCTGGAAGCCCACGGTCAAAGAATGCTCTTGGGTTATACTTATGATTCTCAATCTGCATTGACTCTACAATGTCTTGAAATACTTGTCTGTTATTCCAAGGCAGTTTAGTCGGGTCTTCTTTTTGAAATTTTGTGATAAGAAATCTTGCACATTCGTCTATTACACGAATTTGACTCTTCTTTAGTTCATCAAGTACGGTTGATTTCCCTCCGCCGGCGATACCTGTAATTACTACTCTCATTGTATTTCTTCTATGATTTTTTCTGCCATATAAGCAACATATTCTACTTCTCCGTCTAGACCTGGTGCTTCCATTAATTCTTTAATGATTTTTTCACCTTCTTGTCTATAACTATTCCTATAAATTTTTAGAACATTCTTTACATTAATATTCCCTGGAACTTTGTCCGCAATTCTTCTTATTAAAGGTAATGCTGTAATATCAATAAATTCTTCGGCGTCATCAGCTTCTCTAATTGTATGGTTCAGTAAAATATCTTTCGCTTCCTCAAACAATGTAGCTAATCTGTATTCTTCATCTTCATTCATTTTTAGTAGACCGGTAGTACGCCATTTCTCAATAAGCTCATCTCTTGAAATTTCAGGTTTCTTAATTTGTACCTCTTCTCTCTTTTCGCTTTTTGGTTTCATCCATAAGTAAAAATCTTTTGATGTATAAACATTTTGTGCTTCTTTAACAAGCTCAGCAGTATCCTTTGTTAAATCTAAGTCGATTTTACGAATCTTCATTTTTTGAGTAGAACCATTACCAAAAGGTTCTGCCGGGCCATCTATAATAAAATAAATTGCCGGTATAGAAGTTGTTCCTGTAGCATTTGCTATAAACTTTAAACCATTGATATAATCTTCGGTATAAAAATTTTCTTGTCTTGATTTATTTATCATATTATTCAAATAAAGTATTAAGTAATTCCTCTTGATTTGAGGTATCTTGTTTACTTAATTTAAAGTCAAACAATCTATACACTGGTAAGTTTCTTTCGTAAACTTGTTCTGCTTGGTCTGGATTCTCAAAAATCTCATCTAGAGATTTAAGAACCTTATACAAGTCACCGTCGATAATTTCTTTTAAATGGTCCAAAGGCAGAACGAATAGATTGTTTATCTGTTTGTAAGCCTCTGTAAGAATAATGAAGTTGTGAATACACAATTTATTGTAGACATCATTTTTAAAATCCTTTAGTTCTGAGAACTTTATTTTATAAGGGTGTTCAACATACTGCGGTAAGAAATCGTCGTTTGTTTCATAACCTAAATCCTTAATAGCCTCACGTCCAAGGCTTAATGATACAAAGCTCATAGTCTTTAATTGGAATGAATGATACATATTTGCAAATGCCGATGTTCTTGAAGGCGTTGAACTATCCGTAGATACCGTTACATCATATCCGTGTTTATTAAATAGGAATTGTAGGTGGGCCAGGAAATAGAAATCTGTAATTGAAGTTATACCTAAGAAGTGTAACCATTTACTTTTTTCAAATTCTCTATTCTTAAGAAGTACAATTACCGCCGCAATTAAATTCTGCGTAGGTTTTGGGAATCCAATACTCCAACCATAGAAGTCAAAGTCTTTTACTTCATTGTACCATTTCTTTCTTGTATCCATGTCAAATCCTTGGAGTACATTCAAGAACTTTGTCTTTCCAGATTGCTTGTCTGCAAAGTATTTAAAGTTGTCCACTGAAATCTTTAAACATTCATCAAGGTTACCTGTACCTTGTCCTGACGGTGGAATATCTAAGTTCATAGCTATATCACTATTGTGCTCAAGCCAGTTAAAGATTGTTTCCCTAATATTCAAATTCCATTTAATAGAACCTGTAGCAATTTGATAACCTCCAGAGTCACCAAATACAAGAACGTCGTCTGGTAAACCAAAATCTCTTCTTGTCTCAGGTTGTTTATAGAAGTGACCTGCTGTAATTAGAAATGAATCCCAACGAAATTGTTCTGGGAATTCATCTGTATAGAACCTGTAGGAATAAGGTGTGCCGTCTAACATTGTATGTTTCTTAAGGAAGACCGCGATGCTACCTGTTGATAAGGAAGGTATGTATTGGAATTTGTTATTCTTCTTTAGCATAGTTTAATTTATAAATTTGTCTTGTTGATAATGTGAAGGTACGACTTTTTTACCATTTCCAATTAAAAAAGATTCTTCATGGAACATTTTTCCAATTTTTATATGGTCACCAGGCTTAAGAGTAAAGTCGTTAAATCTTACATATAATTGGAAGATGTCTAATATATCTACTCTATTCTGTTCTTTCAGTAAACAGAACGTTTGATAGGTTAAATCAAACTTAAACTTGCTTGGGTTATCCAGGAGATATGTTCTAACAAAGTGTTTGCTTACTTTGTACATAAATTCATCGCAGAACCATACACGGTCATACTTAGGAAGAAGTTCCTCTAAGTCTTTAATGTCGTAACACTCACGAATAAATAAAGTGGTCTTATCCAAATCAGTATAGCCCTCAATTTCTGGGCCTTCCCACATATTCCACGTTGAGCAATCTGGTTTTTCTAATTCTATAGACATAAGTTATTATACATTTTTGCTGGGAAACAGAATTGAGTTTTTAATTTCTTGCTCTGTGCTCTGAATTCTTTCGTTAAATCATAAGCCTCAAGTAATTCTTGCATCTGTTTAACAATTAAATCTTTGTTCTCTAAGTATTTATCCAAGCTTTCAGTATATCTGCTTGGGTATTTGAATACATCATCATACATCTCTGTATAAGATAAACGGTCCGGTACAAATGGTATTGAATTACATATAATTGCTTCAATACATGAGATACCCAATGTTTCTTGAAGGTTTGCCGAGAAGACCATTTTTGATTCTCCTAACAACTGATGATATTGGTCTTTGCTAAGCTTCTGTTCTTGGCATACAACAAATTCATAGTCTGGGAATGAACCTGCTAAGTCCTTAAAGATTTCTACTTGCTTCTCAGGTGCTATACGGTGTGGGAAGAGAATTAAATTTCTCTTTGGTAGATGTGAATAAGGTTTTAACGTCTTCCACAAATATTCAAAAGGTAATCCAGATACAATTATGTTTGGAGACTTCATATCAAAGAATAATTCAGATTCAATTAAATCTTTGTGATACTCTGTTGAGACATAATTATAATCACAGGCATACATCATTGCTCTCTCAGCGTTGTATGTCCAATTCTTATCTTTAATTAAACGTCCTAAGAAATCTTGTGGGTCATAACTACCGGCGTGCCATATAGCGTGTATCTTAACAGGTATGTTAAGCAATTCGCTTATAT